CCCTTAAAGCTGCGCCAGAGTTAAGTCCTGCTGGCTTTTGGCTGCTTGCCGAGAGCATCGAGACACCCTCTTGCGCAAAAGCTTTCTGCCAAAGGTTTTCTAAATAAGCGTAAATCTGCGACGGCATCGCCACACCTTGGCTCTCAATTGGCGGGTTACCGCTAAACTTGATAATTGAGCCAATGTCGTTTGTTAGCGTACCTTGATTAATTCCAGAGCTGTTTTCAACGTAAATTCTTGGTGTAGCCATTAGCCGATGAGCCGCTTCAATCGACCGAATCGTTTTATTAATCTCGATCTGGATTGGAAGTAAGCACTCGGCTGCCCCCATGCCAAACCATCCTGTGATCCTTGGTTTATACATGAGCTTAGAAAACGGAAACCACTCAAATTCCCAAGTTTCGTCGTAAAGCGTGCAGGTGTCGCAAACGATAACATGGCGACCATTTGGAGTGTTCTTATCGCTCGGTAAATGCCATGCCTCGATTACCATTACAAGATCACTCGACTGACTACGAGCAAGCTCTTGCGCCTCACCAGCGGTGGCCTGAAGAATCGCATCATGCATCTTTGGATAAGACGCTAAAAGCTTATCTCTTGCCACAAATCTTGCCTGATAGAGTGATGCCGGCTGGCCATAAATGGCTTCAGCATCGTCAACGTCGATTTCATCAACCAAGACGCGCTCACAACAAATCTCACCCTTAATTGGATCAGCGTAAAACTTAACGAGGCCAGTGCCAAAGATCCCAGAATCAACAAAAGCTTGTTGCTTCTTTTCGTACTCTAAAGCCCCTTGCCGCCAACCTTCCATAAACTTTTGAAGCTTCTTTGCTCGCTGCTGGCGCTTCCAATCACCCATGTCTGTTAGATAAACCGTGCGAGGCTTTGCTTTAGCGATCTTACTGGACAAAGTATCAACGACCGCGGCCACGACGTTTAACGATAGCTTGTGAGTGCCCACACCGTCCGAATTTACCTTGCCGTAAGTGCTAGAAAAAGCCCCGAGAGCGTCCATATTGCTGTAAAGCCTAGCGTGCCGAATGTTAGCCGTCCGGCGATAGCCCTGCTTTTGGCGAAGGTAGCGCACCAATGGAAAGAGATGCATGTAAAGCTCTTTCTCATCGATAGACCACCAGTCGTTACGGTAATCGGTTTTTTCTTTTGCTTGATTGTAATATTCTTTTTTTATCTCTGCCATTCAGCCGCTCCCACTCCATAGAATCGCTCATCGTCTGTTAGGCCATCATTTTTAATTGTAGTTGTCACCTCTGGCGGCACGCTTGGCTGCATAAAAGTGGGCCTTGGTCCACCGAGTTTTACGCTAAAATCACCCATTTTAAACTCAATCACATGCTCGTCATGCATCCACTTGGTCACTTCATAAAGTGCTGGGGGATTAACGATGTAATCACCACTCATCGGCTTGCGCTTTTGTGCGACTTGCTCTTTCGGCTTCTCTTTCCCAGAATTCATTTACTTTTTCCTCGCTATGAATATTGATCTCTTTTGGTGCTGTAGTGAAAGCATAATTGTAGGCCCATCGCCATGCGTAGAGTGCTGCGTCGGCGCAATGATTTGCAAGGTTCGGGTTTTCTTGGCGCTTCCTACCCATGCCCCCCTCATCCCAAGTTAAAACATCCCACTCTTGCACGAGTAAATCAGCGGCTGGAAGTGTCTTAACGGTGCCGCTCGCTAGGTCTGCGTTCATAAGTGCAATGTAACCCTCTTTACCGTGCTTTTCGGCTGCCTCTAAAGGTAAAGCGTAACGCTGTTTCATTTCCTCGACTGCTTGCTTGTTTGCCGCATCAACGATGAGCTTCGCGTGTTTATATTTAGCCATGAGTGGTCTTACACGCTCTGCTAGGTCACCAAGCGTTAGCTTTTCCCATTTGTGCGCTTCTATGAAATAAAGATTGCTATCAAACCTGCGATAGCTAGCCACCACGACAGCACTTGGATCAGGGAAGTAACCAAGGTCGATCCCGATAACGTAAAACTCTTCATCTTTTTGGTGTTTCGCTGGCATTTCAGGCAATGCATTTAGCTCCCTATCAAAGCGGTAGACCAAAGCTTCCCTCTCGATAGTCCATTCGCCAAGATAGTTTTGCCGAAATCCTGGATCATGAACGATATTTGGATTACGCGCTTTTAGATCCTCGATCTCTGCTTGCCACTGCTCAGACATATAAGGGTTATCAAACGCCGACCAGGTGCAGACAGACCAACCGGGCTCAAGTCCAGTAGTGATCTGAAAGAATAAGCCCGAGCGGTTATTGGACGGTGTACCAAGTAAAACAATTTGCCCACGGTAATCAGCCACGGCGGGCTTTAGTTTGTTGTAAACCAAATCCTTTAAATCCTGTTTCCAGCTCTGCGCCTCATCGATCACAACGCGCGAATATTTTTGACCAAGCAGTTTTTCTAACTCATCTGGATTGGCATCTGCACCTGATAGGTAAATCACAGAGCCATTTGGATGAGTCATCGATAGCTCTACCATGTTAGCTTTTAGGTTCAGATCAAACCGGCGATTAACAACGCTTAAGCAGTCCTTCCAAAGAATGCGTTTTGCCGTGTCTCTTGTCTTTGCAAGATAAAGAACGCTTGAGCCTGGGTATTTTTCGGCAGCGTCAGCCAAAAGCATAGCTCCGCTGAAAGACTTTCCAGCCCTGCGAGTGCAAAATCCAGCTTTAAATGCGGCTGGATCTTCGATGAAATCATTTTGCTTTCTAAACTTATCGTCTCTGATCTTAGAACGTGTCTTCGACGAGAGCGGCGCTAGCTTTAGGTTTTCGGCCTCTAGTTTCTCGTTTAACTGGCTCAACTGCTGCGTCAGTGACGGCTTCTGTGTCGCTTTCTGTAGCACTTAAAACCTCTTGCAATGGCGCTCGTAATGGCTCGGCATAAACGACGTTCGAAAAAGATGTCCAGGCAATGGCTTGTGTTCTTTTGTTTTGAATCTCAACGACACTCATCGCGTGGCCTGGAAGTGCCTTGATTTCAATTCGAAAACCATCTTTTGCTTGATCACCTTGATCAACAAAGTGAACACCTTCACGGTCGCCAACCTTTACCGAATAGCCAACCTTTATCGCTTTAAGTCTCATCTCTTACCCCTGTTAAGTTCGTTCGTGGAAAAATGGATCGAGTACAATCCCGTATCTGTTTTTAAGGTGTAGGGCTAAAGGTGTCCCGTCTGGCTGCTGAAATTCGCGCTCGCCTAACGCTTTAGCTTGAAGAGTTAGAACCTTTTGGCTCTCTGGATAACTTTCGAGCAGCATTCGCTGTAAGCCCATGCGCCAGTAAAAGGATTTAGTAAAAGCAAAATCAATTACTGCAACGTCTTCAATCGGTACGCAAACCACTTGCAGAGCAAAGATTTGGTCTGGCTCGTTTTCATCACAGACCACAAAGCCACCGTGTGAGATTGCACAGCGCCCGAGAGCATCTTTGATTCGCTCATTCATTGCCGATCTAAATAAACGCTTGTCAACGTACTTATAAAACGGCCTTACCGTCTCGCACCAAGCATCGAATATAAAAGCATGATCAGACGGTTGAATCGGTCTTATCTTGATCGGTAATTGCATCGGTCTCTTGTTTCTCTTTCAATGCCGTAACGAATCGCTCGGCCTCTGTTATCAACTGTGCAACGTCTTTCGTGTTGAGATTAACTTCTCTAACGTCGTTGTCACGCCATCCGAAGCGGACGCGCATTGCAGCAAGCCAGATTTTCTCATTCAATTGCGGGCCATCTTTAAAGCGCCAAAGCCCCTTCATTCCCTCTTGCTCCCACCAAAAGCGGGCTCGCTGAATGCCAATATCTTTAGCGGCTTGAAACTCTGGATAAGTGTCGCACCATTTTTTAAGCGTGCCGTAAGAACAGCCAAGCACACCAGCAAACGACGCAAAGGAATATCCCTGAGCCATGTGCTCAATCATTTGCTTACAGTAGGCCGCATTGTAGCGGACTGGGTAGCGTGACCGATTAGATTCAACGCTCATCTAGTGCCTCTTTGTCTTCGAACTCCATTAGAACACGTTTTACTCTCTTCATTCGGCCTAAATCGTCTTTTACATAAAGTTGAAACTGGCCTGAAATCCAGTCTGGCTGAAGGGCTGCGTCTGCGTCGCGCATTTCTAAAAGCCAAGCGCCCATGATCTTTAAATCAATCTCGTGGAGCACAGTAGCCTCTTCTAAAACCGATTCGCCATTCTCCAATCTTCTGTCCCTCTGCAATTCTCGCAAACGCGGTTTTGCACCCCAACGCTCGCAAACCTTTTTTCACATCGCAAGCATTCCCTTTGTCTTGTCGGTAACCTTAAAGAGCTTAGCTTTACCGGTGACGGCACTGATCTGTGGCTTGGCCTGATGTACGCTTTCTTACCCATCGATTTCTTCCACCTTTACACTGAATGCGCCCTCATCGCGCTTTGCCTTTACAAATAAGTACTGCGGTTGGCCGATATTGGCTTGCTTGTCGTTGACGATAATACCAGCCGAAACTAGGCCATCTATGATCGGTTTAAAGCTACTTACCAGATTATCAAAATCCGGCTCTTTTGAACCATACCGAACGAGCGTAAGCTTTGCGCGCTCTAATGATTTAGCTGGCGCGTGCTCCATTACTAAAAAGCTTGTCTTACCTCTCAAGGCAGAGACCTTGCGGTATTTTACCGACCAATGTCCATGCGAACCGTTGGCAAAGATTGGCGGTAGCTCTGGCACCCAAAGATAAAGCTCGTAAGGATTTCTGGCACTGGTAACAACTGGTTTTCTAAACGTAAACGGTTTTACCTTGGCCACGGTACTATCACTTGATGATCGAATAATTTTACCATCACTCCTTCGCTGATCACTGACACCTCGCACTCATTACCCCACTCGTGTTTTGCTTGCTCGACCAAGTTTTCCCATGATTTCTCGATTAGCATTGGCTCTTTTAAATGCCGAGCCATGTAGAAGATTTCAATCGCCTGGCGAGTACCTTCGAGGCGGCGAGATTTGTCTTTGATGTCCTGCACCTGCTCGTCGTGTATCTCTTGGACTACTGTCTTCTTTGAGCCTGTCTTTGTAAGAGGGTTTAGACTGCGTTTGTCCAATTTCCCTGACTCTGCACGCCGCTGCGTCATATTCTACCTCGACCATAGCACCGTATGGCCCGAAACGATTTTTAAGAGCTTCAATAACATACTTCGATTGCCCTGCGAGGTTTTTCTCTGATTCGTAAAATCTAAGCACGCTTGAAGTCGGAAACTTAGATCGTTGTGATCCTGAAACGTCTCCACTGGCTGACTCCTGAGCGAGCACCAGGATAAAACAATCAAGCCGCCTGGATAGTTCATCTAAACCTTCTAACGCTATTTGGAGTGCTTTCCATTCCGGCGTATCTTTGGAAGTCTTGAGCGCAATCTTTTGATCATAATCGACGATAAGTAAGCCAAGGCCATAGCGTAGCTTGTACTCGTTTGCGGTGGCATAAATGTCCTGGACTGTAAACGGTACGCCGTGGCTAAAGAAAAACGGCCTCGTGTAAACGCGCTCCATAATGTCTTCAAGCTTTTTTTCGTAATGAAAGACGTTGCGGGTAAATTCTTTGTAATTAAGATTACCCTCGGCACAAATCAAACGCTCAGCAAAGTCTTGCTCGCTCATTTCCATATTGAGGTAGACCGTGGGCATAATCTTCGAGGCACTTAAGGCTAGATTTATTGAGCAGGTGGTTTTACCAAAGCCGGTTTTGGCAACGAGCATACCGACACGTCCAGGATTAAAGCCCCCGATCATGTCTGACAGCTCTGGCCAGTCTGGTATTGCGATCCTGGTCTTATTGTCTTGCGCCCTGCGAACGACGTTTGCGATGTAGTCTTTAAACTTTAAACCAAAATGCGCCAAAGGCTCATGCGTCTTGATACCTTTGAAATCTGAAATGATCTTATCGGCGTTTTCTGGATTCATGCGTATTTTTTGAGCAAGGTCTAAACCTCTAAAGGTTCTAATGGCCTTGAAATACATGGCAGACAAAAGGTCTGGATCGTCTGGAATAGCCACGTCTGGAAATCGCTCACCCATTTCAAAGGTCTTCAAAGCTGCATAATCATGCGAGTGCTCACGACGCGCTTTTAGGTAAAGCTCAACGCATTGCCTTTGCGGTGACTGCGGCCAATCAGTGAAATCAATTCGGGCTAATTCACAAGACGCCATGAATCGAGCGTCAGCGATTAAGTTTCGAGCGATACCGCCCATAAGTAAATCAAGTTGCAAGCTAACCCCTGGTCTCGTGGTGTTGAATATTTGCTAACTTGCTTTTTTACATGGTCCTAACGTTTTTGCATGGCGTTACTAAAAAATATCAAGGTTTCTTGACCGGTTTTTAAGCAGGTGTGCGATTTGCGTTTAAAAGGCCCGCCATTGATTTTTAACCTCGACTCATGTCGCAGTCGGTTTTGTTTCACAGAAATCAACCTTGGCCGTTTTAAAGCGTTTTAAGACCATGCCAGTGACTTACTTGCCTTTAATTTCCATCCAAAGCGCTCGATGCAGCTCGGCTCCCGTGATCGGCCTTGCGGTTCTCATGTCGAGCCACGTGCCGAAACTCTCACCATCGCCAAAGACTTCCAGGATCTTCGTTGAAAGCCTATCTGCCTCTTTCTCAAACCTCGCGTAACCGTAGTCTTTCGATAACTCAAAAAGTAGCGAGATGAGTTTCCCCTTACCTTCGCTACTTTCCCTTTTTGCCCTGCTCTCGAATTGCTCGTAACTCTGTAAGGCTAGTTCTTTACCTTTGGTTGAAATTGAAGTTTTAGGCGGGGGGAGCGCAGCGACCACTTCCCCTCTCTCTACCTCTTCCTCTTTTTCTTTATCTTTAGGGGGTATTTTTTGGGAAAAAGTTTTGCTAAGTATTTGATTTAACTCATGGTCAGTTGCACTTGGAATGTCTTTGAACTGCACTTGGACTGCATTTGGACTGTCTTTGGACTGCATTTGGACTACATTTGGTCGTTCATTGCTCATGTGTTGACTGATCTTGAAATCGGTCTTTCGGCGATACTCTAGACGTGATTCTTGCCTCAGACGCGGCATGTAAAACGAGTCATTTGACACCACCACTAGGCCCTCTCGCTCGCACTCTTTTAGGGCTCTTGAAGCGAGTGAGGCAGTCTGTCTAGAACGTGGAAAGATGGAGAAGGCGAGCACTGAAAGTGGCTCATGAACGTAACCATCAAAGTCAGCAAACGCCCCTGCGAATGAGTAGAAAAGCTTGGCTGAAGTTGATAGCCGTTGGAACTTTGGATCTAGCAGAAGTCTAGTCGAAATAACTCTCGGATAACCGTGCATTCTGGTCTCTTTCTCTTGACGTTTGCGGCATCTTAAGAGAGACCTTTAGCTGTGAAGTTAAGGTCTTTCTTGATGCTCGCACCTCAAGACTTAGACCTTAAATTCTTAAAAGGCAACGGCCTCGGGGTAGCACCACCTCGGGGCTTTTGTCTTTATTGAGCCGCATATTTATGCAAGGCTTCGCGGTAAAGATCGATTTCCCACTCCGAATTAGGTTCGAAGTCGGCAGGATCTTGGCGGTATTTAAGAATGGCGGTTAAGCACTCACCATGCGGCCTTGGAATTACAGCCTTATATCCCATGCGGTTAAGAAAAACGGTCGTGCAAATCATTGTCGGGTAGTCCTGAACCTGCCCTTGAATCGATTCGAAGCCAAAATCTTGAGGCCGATCAGACCAACGGAATGGCATCGTTAGAAGCCAGCCCTGTAAATGATTAAGCTTATCAACTAGCCACCATTGCTTAAAAAGCAGGGCATAAACCATCGGCTGCGCAAGCTTCCAGGTGCCACGAATAAACCCACAGCTAACGAATAAATCTGGCCTCACCCAAATCGGATGGTCGATATATTGAGCCATAATCAGCGGCACAAGCTGGTCGTTGGTAAACGATTTGCGATCCCAGCCCTTTTTAGCTTTAAGCCTTGGATGTCTTAAAAAACCCTTCCAATCATCTGTAAATCGAATGACAGGCTCAACGCTGGTCGCTCGCTTACCAAGGATTAAGGCGCGGCAGGTATCGGCACAAGCATCGCCCAAATTAGACCACCAGTCACCCTCTGGACGTGGTGCCTCTCGAACTAATACGCCAAGATCATCGAACTTCATTCATCCCCCTAAATCAAGTGACCACGCGAGCGGCTCTACTTTTGGTTCCTTAGATTATGGCCCCCGTTGCGGCCACCACTCGCGCAGTCACTTCATTCATCCCCCTTGAGCGCGTCGCGTGCAATTTGTTTCATAGAAAAGGCAACAACTGCATCTAAGGTGGCACCATAGTCAGCGATGTCCCTCAGCGCCGCTTCCAATTTCTCTATCCTGCGCCTCTGCACACAGCCTTTATATCTGCACTTGTCGTGGCAAGTGTGAACTGGGCTTAGCTCATCAATCCGCTTCTGCATCTCGGCTACAACCGACGAATGAACATAAGCCTCGCCGTTCTCCATTTCTCGAAATGCGTAGTACGTGTAGAAGTTGTCATCGTCGAACTTCTTCGACAATGCGGGTTCATCAACTTCCCAATCCTGTTCGTTCGTCACATCGCCGTGC